TCTATCGTTGTACCTTATAAGACTTGCCATTCATCTTGCAAGTCCCACCATTGGTGAACATGCCAGCAGGTAAACTGATACTGCCAACTCGACAGTAACGTCCCTTTACATCGTGTCCCATGATAAAGATACGTTCAAAGCCGTTCTTGTAGTTATTCATCGCGCTGTCTTGCGATCCTGCTGCGCCATACTCGAACGGTGTTTCTTTACCGTTGATGTAAAGTGTTGGGTTATATTTCATCGTATCAATCCTCTAACCATTGTTTGAACGTCTTAGGGTGTTCATCTTTCGCCACGCACCATACGTAGCATTCGTATCTTTCGATTAACTTAGGCGGCGCGTCACGTTGAGTCAATCGTTGATGATACAGGAAGCGTCGAATACTTGCATTCGTCTTGAACATTTCTCTTTTCCCTTTCGTTACACTACACCAGTGTAGTAGATACACTACACCAGTGTAGCAGATACACTACACCAGTGTAGCAGATTGCGAGCGACTTAGGATAAGCCGCCCGCGTACTTACTACCGCGCCGCCGCTTGGCGGGTAGCATTAAAATTATTTGTTCGCCGCTTGGCAAGGTAGCGATAGCCGCTTGCTTGCCACGGTCAAACCCAGCGTTGTCGCGGGACTTGGCTTGCAATGTTTGTTCGCGCTGCAATGCCGATCGTTTGACTTTTGGCTTACGTTTGCCCTTGTCTGGCGCACCAGCCAGCTTGCCAGTGCTATTGGGCGATTGCGTGCGCGGTTTTGGCTTGTCCCATACTTGTCGCGGGCCAGCCGCTTGCTTGGCTGGCATGTCCTCGCCCAGCGTGTACGTGGCAAGCGTATGATTAGGATGGAAAGCGTCAAGATAACGCTGAATATTAATCGCTTTCGGCATATCACAAGTCCCATATCAGACAATTGAACCACCGGAAAGCCCGCACGCTACACTGGTGTAGTACAGCGCCGGACTTTCCGATTGTTCAACTATTCACTTTCGCCGGTAAGGATTTCATAACCAGCTTTAAAGTCTTCCAATTCTTCATCGTCCAGCTTGGCGATAGCCTCAAGCAACTTCGCGACTTTATCGACTGGCGTGCGGATATATTCCTTCAGCTTGTTTACGCTGGTCAATTCAGCTTCAGCCAGAATATCTGTAACAAATTGGGCAAGCTGGCCATCGTTTTTCGGTTCGGCTTTTTTGGCTAATCCGCTCGCTACCATTTTAAAAATATTCTTATTAAGAGAAATGGACGTGATCGTCTGAGCGTGGCGTTTTTTAAAGCCGTGAGACTCAATCAATTGCGCCTGTAATGCGCCAGCCTTTTTCGAACCGGCGTTAATCTTCGCCGATTGGTTACCGGCAATGAATAAGACCATCTGGACATAAGCGGCGGCGTTTAGTGCCTGTTTCGCTTTTGAAGCGGTTGCGGTGCGGTTGTCTAGATCAGCTTGGAGAGCGATTGCATTGTTAAAAAGAGCGTTTTCCATAACTCAATATTCCTTCTGTTACACTGGTGTAGCGTATCACCATGAAACGCTATCGACTAGAATAGGAAGAATACGATATGGCGCGGATTTATGTCAATGAACTGAATTAAGGTAATATTGTGGCAAATAAGGCAATGTTGCCACAATTCAAGAATAGGTCAACAATGCTGACCTATCTCCTTATATAATTATAATGTATACGGGATTTAGTGAGAACAGAACGTGAACAAATCGCGCAAAAGCGTTTTAGGTATTAGGATAGCCTAAAAAGGTTAAAGCGTCCCTATGGCGCTTAAAACGCGATTAAAAGGGTAAACATTACTGACCCATACTATGGTAGGTAGATGGGACATATTAAACACTAGGGAAGGTGTGAAATTGGCGGAAACGCTAGGAATTGGATTGATAAGCGTGCTTATATAAAGGTAAGCGCACTTACTTAATAAGGTATGCGGGCATATTAATTGATATGCGGGCATATTATTTAGATGAAAATGAGAATCATTATCATTTGAAAATGAGAATCATTATCAATAAGAATGAAAATGAGAATCATTATTAATAAGAATGATAATGAGAATCATTCTCAATCTAGAAAGATAATGAGAATCATTCTCAACTACCCCCACCCAAAGAAAATGCCCCGTGCTTTTTTATATATATATCACCAATGACATATATTTACCAAAAATACTAGGGTAGTTTAAACTATAGCTAAAATAAAAACACCCCCTTTGTTTTATTTTACAAGAGAGGGGTGGCAATAATAATAAAAAAATACGAGGGGTGTGTTAAACAGGTTCGCTACGCGACTATAATTCTATATAGATATAATAAGATCAATAGCAAAAAGTCTTAACCTAGTTGATATTGTAAGTCTTTATTGTAATCTATATTCTTTTTTCTATATTATAATCTATAACATAATCTATATAGAGAGTAGTATATCAGTTACAAGAGCAAAGGACAATAGTATTAGTAAAATAAACTAATAGTGTTGCAAAAATATCACAGCTATTCTTCTTGTCTTCCCTTACGGTGTGGTGTTACAATGCAAGTACTAATTAATTCTATGGAGTATTATTCCTATGTGTGACAATCCTAATTGTAAATACAGATCACGTTGTAATTGTGAGGACTGTGAATGCTCTTCTCATATAAATGGAGAAGAAGGTTTGTGTAAATGTTGTAAAGATATATTGATAGCAGGAACAATTAAAGAAGACTAACAATGGAAGACAGTCAATTAAGTCAAGAGGAGATAACTTACAATATTCTACTCAACATTCGTAATACATTGAATGTTATGGTAGAGCAGCAATGTAAGGAAGACTTTCTTACGTTTGTGCGTAAAGTAGCACCAACATTAATTACTGATTGGCACATGGGCAGACACATTGAAGTTCTGTCAGATAAGTTACAAAAGGTAGTAGAAGGAAAGATCAAACGTCTTATGGTCTTTCTTCCACCACGTAGCAGTAAGTCAGTAATCTGTTCCAAGTTATTTCCTGCGTGGTACATAGGTAAAAATCCTAACCATGAGATACTAACAGTCAGTCACTCTGATCAGTTATCCAGTGACTTTGGTAGATCAGTGCGTGACATAGTAAACACGGAAGAGTTTACAAATATGTTTCCCGGTGTTAATCTACGTGCAGACGTTCGTGCTGCAGGTAAGTGGAAGACAAACCTGAACGGTAGTTATTATGCTGCAGGTGTAAGATCACAGATTGCAGGAAGGGGTGCACACATTGCTATACTTGATGACGTTATGTCAGAAGAAGACTCGTTCTCTGATGCGGGCAGACGGTACATTAAAGAATGGTGGCCTTCAGGATTACGTACACGTATTATGCCTAATGGTTCTATTATTATTATTAATACTCGTTATCACTATGACGATCTTTGCGGGTGGCTTTTAAAACAACAAGACGACTTTGATATTGAAACAAAGATGCGTTGGGACGTAGTAAGTATACCTGCATGGTTAGACGAAAAGTCTAGTAAGTTGTTGGGTCTTCCTGAAGGCACAAGTTACTTTCCTGAATGGAAGGACGACGAAACATTACGAATAGACGAAATGGAAATTAAGGCAACCAATGGATCAAAGTATTGGGAAAGCCTGTACATGCAAAATCCTACACCTGATGAGGGTAGTCTTATTAAGAAGAACTGGATCAACTGGTGGGAATACGAAGAACCACCAAGCTGTGACTTTATCATGCAGACATATGACACTGCCTTTAGTACTAAGACCACAGCAGATTACAGTGTGATACAGACATGGGGAGTATTTCATTTCCATGAAGACAGTGAGGACGGTGTAGAGGGAGTAGCAAGTAATTTGTTGCTACTCGGCAGTGTACGTGGTAGATTTGAATATCCTGATCTAAGGCGCATCGCACAACAAGAATATCAAAAGCATAGACCAGATATTTGTGTAGTAGAAAAGAAAGCAAGTGGACAGTCACTTATACAGGATATGAGACGTAGTGGTCTTCCTGTCTTGGAATATATGCCTGACAAGGACAAAGTGTCAAGAGTCTTTACTGCCTCACCTTTGATGGAAGCAGGAAGAGTATGGTTACCTACAGGTAAAGACTGGGCAAGAGAATTGTACGAAGAGTTGATTCTATTTCCTTATGGTAGACATGATGACCAAGTTGACGCATTGACAATGGCAGTGCATTATGTTAAAGATAGTTGGAGATTGGAACACCCTGAAGACCCAGACTGGGAGGATGATGTATCTGCACGCAGACAGAAGCGTGTTGCGTATTGGAGAGTTTAGTGCTATAGTATTTTTTATCGTTTATCATTCAATAGGGAAATAGTACTATGGGTTTAAAAGTTACAGATTTTATGGGTTTAATTCCTGCAGCACTAGGAAGAGCAGGGATTATTGGTGGTGATGATGACGAAGGTAAAAAAGAAGATGAAGTTCCTGCTCCTAAAACTGCTGAAGATGAACGCATGGTAGGAACAAAAGGTTTAGGTGTTGGCACTACAACTACCAGAACTACAGGTGGTTTGAAAAAAGGCGGTAAGGTAGCTAAAGCTAAAACTAAAGGCACACCTAAAAGACGTAAAGGATTTAAAGGTAAAGGCGCAGGGGCAGCACTTCGCGGTTTTTAATTAATGAAACAAGAAAATCAAATACCTGAAAACCTTCCTATAGGTGGTAGTGATGTACCATCTGTAAAGATTCAAGCACCAAAGGAAGGTTTGGAAGGTCTTAAAGAAGTGTTGTCAAGTGTTTTCTCTAAGGGAGATAAAGCTGCACGTGCTGCTCTTGGTCCTGCTGCTGGTCCTGTAGAAGGACTTTTAAGTTTATTTGATTTACGAGATGTACCTGCTGCTTTATCTTCTGCAGGAAAAAACTTACAGTCAGGAGTAACAGAAGGTGATCCTAAAGCCTTAGCAGCAGGAGTTTTAGCAACTGCTCTTCTTGGTGCAGAGAATGTACCGGGAGGCGGAGTAGCGAGCACAGCAGCGAGAAAAGCAAGTGAAAATTTACAAGATATTATTTCAAATGAAAAAAAATTAGATGAATTTCAAAAGCAGTATAGAAAACAATATAGTGTAAATCAAAAACAACAACAAAAACCTGAAGTTAAAGAAGCAGTAGAACAAAGATTAGCAGGTGATATAACAGGTAAAGAACTAAGAGATATTACAAAAAAGTTTTTACCATTAGAACCTATTACTAAAATGGTTAAAGTACCTTCTTTTGAAGATATAGCTGGATCACTTGCAAAAAATAAAATATTTGGTGAAAAGAAAAAAGGTATTGTTAATCTTAATACTGAATTAGAATCTGGTCAAAGAGTTGCTTCTCGTTTAGATATTCCTGCATATGAAGGATATGATACATGGGTAGTTTCATTTCATGATGGAAGAAAACAGGGTGGTGATGCTATTGGTTATGGTAAAACTGCAAATTTAACAAATGTAGATTTTAGTTCATCAGCAAAAGTAGCTGCTAATATTGCTTCTGAAAAACTTGTACCACAATCTAGAAAAGAGTTATCTAAAAAATTAAAAAGAGAACTAAGTAAAGAAGAATACAGAGAGTTAAGAGAACTACCTGAAAATATGAAAAAAACATCTAAAAGCACTATTGCCAGAATGTATGGTGATTATAATAAAGTTCCTGATGAAGATGTAGTAGCAAGAGCAGAAAGAATATTAGCAGGTAAAGTTGAAGACAGTAATAAATATATTGATCCTGAAGACGGATCAGAGTGGATACAAGTAGGAATGAATCCTTATCGTGCAAGTTATTTTGTAGATAAGAATACAGGTACTCCATTAAAATCTGCAGAAGAAATGATTCAAGTAGGTCCGCTTGTTTTTGCAAAAGGTTCACAACGACTCAAACCTTCAGACTTTAAAAAAGACAAATCATTAACAACGAGAACAGATGCAGGTAAAACAATACCTTTTAAAAAGGGTGGTTCTGTGGTAGAACGTAATCCTTATAATTATACAGCAAAGGCAATATAGAACATGGCAACTGAACGCAATCCTTTTGATCCTATTCCTTCAGTAGAACTTTCAGTCGTAGAGATTGAAACTGAAACAGAAGATACTGAAGCAAGTATGGAATATGATCCTAGTGATGGTGGTATTGTAGTAGAGTTTAAAAGTAATCTAGATGAAGGTTTGTCTGATGAACAAATCAAAGAAGATGACGAAGAGTTTTTTAGAAATTTAGTAGATGATCTAGATGAAGATACTCTAACAGATATTTCAGAACAAGTACACGAAAACTTTACTGCAGACAAAGATAGTCGTGCAGAATGGGAAAGTATGTTTGAACGTGGCTTTGATCTATTAGGTCTAAAGCTAGAAGAAGCATCAGAACCATTTGAAGGTGCATGTACTGCTGTTCATCCAATCCTTATTGAGTCAGCAGTTAAGTTTCAGTCAAAGGCAACACAAGAACTATTTCCTGCTAGTGGACCAGTTAGATCACAGATCATTGGTGAGGTAACTGAAGAAAAAGAAAAGCAGAGTCATCGTGTCAAAGACTTTATGAACTATCAGGTAACTGAACAAATGCCTGAGTACTTTGACGAGTTTGAGCGTATGCTCTTTCATCTGCCGCTTATTGGATCAGCATTTAAAAAGATTTACTTTGACAGCAGTCTAAACCGTCCTGTATCAGAGTTTGTTCCTATTGATCAGTTCTATGTGTCCTACTATGCTACCGATCTACGCAGAGCAGATCGTTACACGCATGTTATCTATCGCTCACCTGTTGAAATGCAACGTGACATGGCAGCAGGAATGTATGCAGAAGTAGACTTGCCTGAAGCAAGCACACCAGAGTTTGCACCTATCAGTCAGAAGATGGATACAATCATGGGTCTGTCTCCTTCTGGTAGTCACGATCCGCAGTACGTTCTACTTGAACAGCATTGTTATCTTGACATTGAGGGTTATGAGGATGAAGACGGATTGTCTCTTCCGTACATTGTTACCATTGAAGAGCAAAGTCGTCAGGTTCTTTCTATTCGTAGAAACTACAATAAGGATGATCGACGCAGAGAAAAGAAAATCTTCTTTACTCATTATCGTTTTGTTCCCGGTTTTGGTTTTTATGGTCTAGGTTTAATTCATTTCCTTGGCAATCTTACTATGACTGCTACTGCAGCGATGCGTAGCTTGGTTGATGCAGGTCAGTTTGCAAATCTACCCGGTGGATTTAAAGCAAAGGGTATGCGTATTGTAGGTGACAATGATCCTATTGCTCCCGGTGAGTTTAGAGAAGTTGAAGCTACAGGTAATGATCTGTCCAAGATGATCATTAATCTACCATACAAAGAACCTTCACAAACTTTGTTTCAGATGCTCAACTTTGTTACTGCTACAGCACAGAAGTTTGCCGATACAACTGAACAGGTTGTCTCTGATGCAGCAAGCTATGGACCTGTTGGCACAACGATGGCATTGTTGGAAGCAAGCAGTAAGTTCTTTAGTGCAATTCATAAACGATTGCACAAGTCTCAGCATGATGAATTTAAACTACTAAGTCGTATTAACTTTGAATACCTACCTGATGAGTCTATGGTAGACATTCCAAATGGTACGCTTAATATCTATCGTAAAGACTTTGATGGTAGGATTGATATTATTCCTGTATCTGATCCTAATATTCCTTCTTCTGCACATCGTATGATGATGGCACAGCTTGCATTGCAGTTATCACAAGCTGCACCTCCCGGTATGTTCAATGTAGAAGAACTTAATAAAACAATTCTTCATGCAGCTAATATTCCTAATTTGGACAAGATCATGCCTGAAAAGCCAACACCAATGCCTCTTGATCCTGTAAGTGACATTCAAGCTGCAGTTAAGGGTATGCCAATTCAAGCATTCGTTGGTCAAAATCAC